ATGGCAAGACGAAATCGACATTACCTTATTAACGGATGTTCTGTATCAGATCCTTCCGTTTTCCCAAAAAACTGGAAACAAGTTGGCGCATCCACGAAAGTGGATTGGCGTATTCAATATTATTATCATGATCCTGATCATGCAGAAAGGTGGCCAAAAGGCAAACTCTGTATTGTAAAGGGTATGAATGAGTACAAATCTCTTTCTGACAGAAGACTAGCGACCAAAGCAATACTTGAAAATGAATTAGAGCAGCTTTTGGCGGGATGGAATCCCATTAGAAAGGTGCAAATGGTTGATGAGAGCATTGATTATACCTCTTTAAATCCTGAACTGCCGTTTATTAATGCCTTTCGATTAGCACTGGATAGATTAACTGCAACCGAAAAGCATAAGCGTCAGGTAAGAGTTATTCTTAACAGGATCGAGAAATCTGCTGAAAAACTTCACCTTAGAGCCGTAACCATACAGAATTTAAAGCGTCGTGAATTAAAATCAATTTTGACGGAGTGTAAGTTTCCTGATAGTTATTTCAATCACGCTAAGGGATATATCTCCTCTTTATTCGTTGAACTCATTGAAGAAGAATGTTGTGATACTAACCTGGCACGTGATATTAGGCGGAAGAAAACCACTTCCAAACCTCGTGAAACTTTGGGCAAAGAGGAATTGAAGACGGTTATGAACTACCTCAAAATTAGGAACTATAATTTTTGGAGGTATGCGGAGATATTCATGTACTCCGGTGCCAGAAGCTCTGAGTTAATTAGTCTTCAGAGAAAGGATGTGGACTTGAAGAATCAAGAATTTAACGTTATTATTAAAAAAGGGCAGGACTATAAATTAGTTAAGAAAGTCATTTTAAAGCAAGTATATCCATTGTGGGAGGAAGTATGTAATTCGGCTTTGGATGATGACTATATTTTCTCAACTGGTTTGGAACCGGGTAGTAAAAGAATTAAACCGTATCAAATCACTTTAAGATGGAAACGGCACGTCAAACAATCAAAAGAGATAATATCGTCAGACGGAAATCTTCTGGAGGTTAGTGCCGACTTCTATTCCTTAAAACATTCTATGCTGGACAGCTTGCCAACCACAGTAGCAATGAAGCTTGCTTCACATACAAATATCCGGACAACTAAGATATACCAAGTTAATCAAGAAAAGCGTGACAGAGAAGAACTTAAAAAGCTGAGGGTAGTTTAGTAGATAATTTTTATCTGGTCAATTATGTATTAATGGCCTTAATTTATTATAGTCTTTAGTGCTCATTATCATGGTCTTGTGGGGTTAATTGACTTTATTTGCACAATAACCGGAAAATACCTTTTCACAATGGCGGTAGATGAAGAGAGAGAAAAGTTTAAACAATTTGAAAGGATAATTATAGCTCTTGAAAAGGATAGAGATAGAGAGTTGTCTGAACTCAGCCCTGAAAGATTGAAAGACTTTATTAAGTACGCAAAAACCTCTGGGGAACTGGAGATAGCCACATATGCAGAAAATGTATTCTTGAGGAATAAATAGACTGCAGAACTTTACTAAAGCTTGCCAAATTTTTATCACATGACAAAGAGAACCTACCTGATTCAACAGCCTCCTTCGATTCCGAAATATCGAATTATTGTCGATGAAATGAGAAGTAAAAGGAATTATGGGCAAACTTATGATTTAGATAAAATAGCCTATAACCTTAAGCAATTTGGTCAAGAATTAATTGAAGAAATTAAAATCCAAAATTTATTTACTACCACTGGAGTCACCTTTGTTTTTAATTTAGGACGATTCATCTCAGTTTTAGGAATGGCAAAGGAAGAAAATGAAGGGAGTATGATTTTTTACGATTTTGATGTTAATATGTCCACTGCTGAAATTCGGGAATTACTGATTCTACGTTATTCTGAAAAGATAGTTGAACAGTTTTTAGGCCTACAAAAACAAATGATAGCCAATTTTGATATCAATGATGATAAATTTGATTTGTATGTTCCTAACGACGCTGAAATTATTCATTCCCTGAATTAGCACTTCAGACACTGAATCTCAGCAAAATCCCTAGGAAAAAACCAAACAACAAATAGCCCCACCATGGCACTATCTGTGTGAGCTTCTGCCACCAAGTTTTGGTGTCTTTTTCTAATACTATTTCTTTTGATTCCGAGGATGATTTAACTATAGATTCCCGGAGCCTTTCTATGACTTGGTCTTTATCATCGCAAACGGCCACAAGGTTCCCATAATTATCCTTCCATAGCTTCAACTCGGCTTCTGTTTCCGGATCAATGATGGTCAGGGTGTCATGGACTTCCCTTTCAATAATCTCTGGGATTGCGAATTGCGTCCTAATGGTGAAGCCTGGTAAAAGAGTGTCCTTTCTCTCGGTTTCAACTTCGACTATTCGTAGAGTCTCTGTATTGGATGATAGCACCTTTTGTTGCCTGCAGCTTAATAGTGACAGGAGTGCTATTAGAATCGCAAAGCGTTTCATGGTTCTTTGTCTTTTGATTTGTCTAATGAATTCAGAATCTCTTCACCGGCTTTGGTTTGACGTATGAGGCCCTTGACATATGTCCAGATGTTCAATCCGAAAATCACATTGAAATTTTCGAAGATGCTTCTGAGCTCAGTGAGTGCCACGAAGCCACTGACAATATTTAACCACGGTAAAGCCGGTGTAATCTTCACCTCGACTATATGAGCGGCTAATAAAGTCAGGCTATAGAAAAGGAACTTGTTTAAGGTGTTCCTCATTTTTCTGCTGCTAATTCCTTCTTTCCGTTTGATAGCTGAACCGATTCCAGTAAAGAAGTCGATAACAATCAATAGCAGTACTGAAAGAAGTATATCGTAAAGGGGTACCATCAAGGCCCCCATCCAGATGCTCAGCTTGGTCAAGGCTGCGCTGTATGTTTGTGAATCGTTCATTTGAAGCAGTGTTGCGATTTGTCGACGCACGATCACAAATTTTGGTACTCGGTTTTAGCGTCAAAGCAGGGGCAGTCTTTCATCCACTCATTGGGCTCAATAATCCCATCCCCATCAAGGTCTGGGCTAAGGTCACGATGCCCAAGTATTTCCAAGGAATCGGACACCTCAATTTCAGGATGTCCTTCCAGGCGTTGAAGGTATTTTAGCAAGACTCGCAAAGACTTCTTTTGTGCAGGAGTTCGGGTGTCTTTTGGCTGTCCATTCTCATCAAGACCCCCGGAATAGCAGATCCCAATGGATTCCTGGTTGAACCCGCGAACATGAGCTCCCGAACGGTCTATAGGCCTACCTACCCAAATGTTTCCATCATAATCAATGAAATAATGGTAGCCAATATCACTCCACCCACGTCCTCCTTTGGATTTGGGGTCAGTATGCCACTTTCTGATTTGCTCTACCGTGAGAGTCCTGCTTAAGGCGGGTTTGGTGGCACTGCAATGGATGACCGCCATCTTTCTAAGTTTCTTTGACATATTGATGTTTTTAATTAGTAATCAAATAGATTAGTGTTAGGGCCAAAAAAAAGGGGGTCAACTTCCATGCTGCCCGAGCTGGAATGGAGAGGGGATTAAGTAATCGATCAGTGAAAGACCGTCCAGACCGTTCAGCATACCAAAACCCAAGTTCTCTTTTGAGGTTAAGCACGCCATCTAGAACAATCCATCGCCAGAAGGCAAGAGCTATTGCAATCAAACCCATAAGCACCAAATCCTGATTACCTAGCTGTAGAACTAGTATTACATGAGTCATAAACCAAGTAAGGACGTTCATGATCTTTCGGTCACTATCCTTGCTTCTTTGGCTATAACCAGCTGCCTTGTTCACTCCGTAGAAATAGTACTCCCTAACTCCTTCAACAAAGGGGTAGAGAATCATTATCAATATTGCTAAGTAGAAAATGTAGTTTTCCATATCTAAAAGATTATTCCTCCCCTTATTTTCACCTTATTATTAGTCGACTGACCACGCTGGTAATACTCCGAGAAGCTGTCTAAATTATCTTCGATATACTTCACGGCTTCATCCTTGTAAGCATCGCCCATGGCCATGTGATTTGACCTTAGTTCGCCTATCTGTTTATCTGACGCCGAATTAGAATGTAGGCCATTAGACCTTTGAGCTCCTAGGTTGCTGACTTGGGTTGACATACCTGGAATAACAAGGTAGGCAACATAGTGAGCCAAAGCCTTCTTAATTATTGCTTTAAGAGTCACTTCATGCTCTTCCAAACCTCCATCATCTTTATCGAGATGATTGAATAAATCTTCCGTGATAGCTGGCCTGATGTATTTTATCTCGGATACTTCAATATGGTTATCCTTGATATACCCTGTCCTGATATCTGCCTTTTCAAAGGCAATATTTATAACCTCTTGAGCTAGAATGAAATTACTGGCCATTGATTGTAAGATTTGCGGATTTAATATTTGATAAGAACATTTTCTGTTCTGGGTCATCCTCATCATAATCGAGCCCATCTGCTTTACGAGCTTCCCAAACGCGCATGTAATCGGGTTTTGCGCTAAGTGGAGGCTTGTTTATGACTTCAAGGTCATCTGTAGGGATTCCTAGAATTTCAGTAATGATTGCTTTAATCTTGCCTAAGAAATACTCCTGCCTATCTAGAATTACCTCTTGCAAAGCGATGCTATACTCGTTCAGGATTCGATCGGTATCAAAACCCGTGTTGTCACTAATACCTGAAAGGGTTCGATACCAGCCGTGGGCTAGAACCAAATCACTGGTACTCTGAGCGTGTAAATCTGACCAGTCGGAATCACTGCCTTGATTAAAAGGAATGAATTCAGTGCTTTCCCCTCCAGCACCCTTAGCGATGAACATGACCTTCCCGGTTTTACCTTCACCAGTGAACTCCTTCTGAAACTCTGCTTTTAGATCTTCTGCTTCTTGCTCGTTTTCGAATTCACCTTCTACCAACAGCACACCAGAGCTATTGAAGTTGTTGTCAAGTCGACTGATGTTCCACTTATCGGTTTTATAAGCGATGGCACTAACTCCCATTCCTGCTATCCATTGAGGAAGGCCGTAATCCACAAATTCGGGTTCGTAGTCTTTGAAGTGCACCATACTGCGAAGGTTTCCATCCCCTTCGGTATCCTCAAACTCCGGGTAAAGAGGCACCCTTTTAATTTTGTCCCTGCTGCGATGCACTTTAGCCCAGTCACTGTGAAGAAGGACATATCCACGCTCTTTTTTATTGCCTAGCCTACAAGTAGTGTAGTCATGATGATATAGATTTAGGAATTGACCATTTCGATTGGTCACTACCTCTAGCCAAGCATTCCCATTACTCTGATCATCGAAGTTGAGCTTTCTAAATACCTCTCTGAAATCTTCACCTTCTGCGTTGACATTACTGAGTAGGTTCTGTAATTCTGTGTTCTCTGTAGAAAATCCCTTCCCAGTAATGTATAGCGTCTTTTTGTTTAGGATCCCTCGATGAACATTTGATTTCCGATTAAGGAAAGCTACTGCTTGAGGCCAAAGATTATCGCCACCAAAGACTTTCCAGTCATCTAAACCATATTGGTTTTTGGTGTTCTGGTGTGAAGGGCTAATTTCCTCGGAACCGATAGTTCCAAGATTCACTATTTTATTTCGCTTCGTTTTTGTCATGGCAATAAAAAAAGAAAGGGAAGATGCCGACCACCTTCCCCTTCACTATCAATTATCCTAAACCTGATTACTCTTCCAATAACCCCTTAGCCTTTAGATATTGTAGCTCTTTTTGACTGCAATTATCTAATTCAAAGCGGCCTGGGTGCTTTTGCTTAAACTTCGGAGGGACTGTCCAGATCACTTTACCTAAAAGTCTTTCAGGTACAGTTATTTGAATCTCCTCTTTCTGTATTTTACGTGTCATGGTCAATGATTATACAGGGACCGTACCGGTAAATAGTCGGTATTTTTCACCTGAATCACATCCAAGGGTTAAAACATCACCATTGGCATCGGTGAGGCCTTTACCAGAGGTGCCTTCATTGGTTAACAATTCTAGTGGACGAGTTTTCCCGTGCTTTTCGGTGTAACCAATTACCCATTTCTTACCATTTGCATCCTCAACGATGGCAATTAAACCGCAGTTGCTATTAGCAGCTAGCTCTTCGATTGCATCGCGGGAATCCTCCTGAAGGCCCTTTAGCATTACCTCTAAGGATGCCGTGGATTTAAAGGAGCGATTTTCAAAGACATCTGAGAATTTAAGTTCAGCAGTATCGCGTTCGAACTCGTACTTTTTAAAGACGTTTGAAGACTCCATGGTAACGGTATCGTAAAACTTCTCACTTGTAGCCAAAGTGAAACTTGTCACTTCAGCGGCTAGCGCAATCCAAATCGCTTTGATTGAGCCTGATCGGGACCCGCAAGCGGGCGCATATCCTAATAGTGGCATACTCTAGATTTTATTGATTAAGCAGATGCGTTCTGTGCAAAAGAGATCAACTCAGGAAGCACATAGCCCGCTCCTAAGTGGAACTGTGTGCGTTGACGGTTTTCGTTTTCGTCTGGATTGAACCAGAAACGTGTTTGAGCCCAGCTTCCTGAAACATTCAATACTAATCCAAGATTCATTGGAGTGGTAAGAATGATTAAATCGTCAGGGAATGCGGCGGCAAAGTCATTTGCGATGTAGGCGTCGATATTCAATGGTTGAATAGGAATACCATTCCAAGATGGCATTGCGATTCCGTTTATCGTTTGAAGGCGTGCTGCTTCGGTTCCATCTGCCTCTAAGTCGTCAAGGTATTTGAAGATCACGGAATCGGTTGCATAGAATCTTAGCAACCCAGCATTCTTGAGGGCCTGAAGCTCTTTTGGAGCATTGCGGAACATGGCCTTAAAGACATCTGCCGCTTCGTCATTCTGAATACCCCCGGCTGTGATTTCATTTAGAAGGATTTCTTCAGCGGAAGTACTGGGACTCGTAGTTGCCTTCGCACGAATCTGGGTGATAACACCGTCAATCTGATTGTAGAACTTATCGGCGTCGCCTGAATTAAATGAAGTGCCGTCAGGATAGCTTCCTCCAGCTGTATGAGTCTTGGATTTATCACCTAACCAGACGTTACGATAAACATCGGCGCCCAGGGCATCCATAAAGACCTTTTGTTCGGCATTCATCACGTCAGTTCCGCTGATATCATTTTGGTTAACCCCGTCATTGTTGACAATTTGTTCTTGGATTAAACCAGAATAGTCATGCTTGTCGTACGCAGTTTCGGCCTTGAATTCACCTAATTCGATTTTGTTTTGAATTATTGGTGCTCCACCTCCACCTTGGAAGCCTTTGGCATATGGCATAAGAATCTTACCGAGTTTCCCAAAGAAGGTCATTTTATGGCTATCGGTATTTTTAGTGAATAACTGACGGAATCCAACATCTTCAACCTTACCGTTAAATCGAGGGCGGAAGAGGATTTCTTCGTTCTCAGTACCGTTATATTCTGATCCAGCAGTAATAATGCTATAACCAAAGGCAGCAGGAATTTGAATCACATAATTGGTGATCAGGTTTATTCCCGCAGATACACCAAGGGCGACAACCATATCAATAGGGAAAGCCGCAGAAAGAATTACCCCAAGCACGAGGGTAAATGATAGTAGTTTGAATAGACTTTTCATTTTTCTAATTTTTAAATCTTAAGCTCCGCGTAATGCCTTGGCATTGGCTTCTGCATTTATTTCGTTTTGAGTTTTTGAAGTTGGACCTCCACTAGGGTTAGGATCACCTCCACCCGCAGGCGTAGTCTTGGTACCTTTAAGCTTGGCTAGCTCAGTCTCCAGGTTGGAAACCTTGTTCTCTAAGCCAGTTTTCTCGGTAGACCAATTAGCCTTTTCTGTCTCAAGCTCGTTTTTGGCATTAACCACTGCATCATGGTCTTCCTGGGAAACCGCATTCTTGATTTGGTCTTCCATTCCCGCGATCATGTTGGTTACTTCTTCGTTATCAAGGATTTTAACCTCGACGGTATTATCGGCACCTTCACCCGCGTTAGCAGGGCCCTTGCCGATATTTTTGATGGCTTCAAGAACTTCATTCTTGAACTTGCTGAATTTCTCTTCGAGAGTCATATCGGGTGAATTATTAATTACTTGTGGAAGAGGAGGGAGGTTCTTTTCGTTTGAATAGAAGTTTTGCACTCGCTCAAGACTAACAGCCTTGTCATTAGGTTCATAGACTTCATCTACTAATCCGTATTCAAGAGCCTCTGAAGCACTTAGCCAAACGCCATTGCCGTTGTTTTTATCCATTAAGTCACGGAAATCCTGAATTTCCTTGCCGCTTCGGTTTGAATACAGCTCAGCAAGCTTTTCATCGATGCCCTCCATATCTTCCAAGACTGAACGGATCTCATTGGCATTCCCATAGATGCCGGTCATTCCCTTATGAATGAGGTAGAAAGCATTGGAGCTCATTCGGCGATTTCCCTTGCTTGCCGCCTGGGCAATAACCGTGGCAGCACTGGCGGTAAAACCCCGAACTACGGTTATAACTTTAGCCTTATGCTCAGAAAGTAAATCAAGCATTGACAAGCCATCATTGAGGTAACCTCCCAAAGAGTTGATGTTAACCGTAATGGTTTGTGCGGAAGATTGAGGGATTTCCGCAAGCTTGCCTTTAAGCGCCTTATAGGTGTTGTCGTAAACAACACGCCATTCAGCCCAATCTACATAAGGACCGATTTCACCGTCAATATCAATTACGGTTTCATTTTTTGAGGCATTGCGGATGGATAAAAACTTCTTCTCCATGCAACAAAAGTGCACTAATAGATTAGTTTTTATTCGTAAAATGTTGAAATAAAAAGGGTTCGCTTTTCCTTTTTCTTAAATTTGAAATAATGATTATTGCCCTGCTCGTAATATTATTTGGATTTGGACTCATCGCTTATGGGATCTGGAATTTCATCAAGTTCCTAACCCAGTCAAACCGAGTTGAGCACCCTGCGCCTGCACAGTACAATCCCTTCATTGAGGCTCATAAAATGGATGAGCACAACAAAAGGAATTATGAAGACTACCTGAAATGGGCGCACGAAAACAACAAGACGGTGATCTTCGATTATGAATCCTATCAAGACAAGGTAGACAAGAGCCAGGATAAAAAAATAAACCGGCTCTTTCGTTAAGTTAAATTTCAACCTTGGTATAGTAGTAAATGCTCTTTTCCACCTGGCTAGTGCTGATATTGAACGAATCGGCGGTTATCTGCTGAGCGTCAATGTTTTTCAAGTCAGGGTTGTCCTTTAGTAGGTCAAAGTAAAATCTTTTAATTAGGGCATATCGACATCTTTTGGTATCAATAAGGTCTTTCTTGAAAAGATATTCCACCACTTCAGTGATTCCTGAATCGGCAGGCAGATGCTCTTTAATAGCAAGTATTGTCTCATCCTTTAAGTTGACCATTGTTTTGACTGCTTTACAATTAATACTTCATTATCAAAGTCCTCTCTGTCCCCTTGAACAAGGATTACTTTCTTATCATTAACACCTATTGTGATTCCCTTAATAATTCGATCTGCAATTTGATTCATTTCAATGCCAGTCAGCGCTTTGGAAATGTTTCTAGATTGGCTTATTGGTGGAGCCGGGTAGGGTACTTGTCCACCCATCCCGAAGGCCTTTCCATATCCTTTGTATGCGTTTATAGCACTTGCAATTTCGTAAGGCGTCCCGGAGAGATTAAGAACATCCCTGCTTGCCATTGACCTTTTGTTGATCACTGCTTCACCCCCCTCTGCGACTATAGGTATTCCTCCCCTAGCATGGGAAGGTCCATCAAGCATACCACCTAAAGCATATTCTTGAGCTTGAATTTGCGAAATCTGAAAACCGGTAGTCACCCCCACTGTACTAGCATATATCGCTGCACTGATAGGATCCATTGTTGCGAAAGCCTTAATCACAGCCAATGCTGCATCCATATATGCTCTAGAGATCGATAAACGTTTTTCACGCTCAAAGGCCTGCTCGCGTAGCGCTTCTTCCTTTTGCGCATACCTTTCATCGATACGCTCCTTCTCATGGCTGAGCTTTGAGTCAAGATGGGCTAATCGTTCATTGTATTCTTCTTGACTAATTTCCCCTTCATCAAGCTTTTGCTGTAGTAGTCTTTTTTCCTTTTTATACCTTGCTTGAGTTGCCTCTAAAGCCTTGTTTTGTTGAGCTTCCACCATTTCAAGCTCCTTATTCAAGCTTTTCTCAAGCTCCTGTTGTTTCAGCTGAAAAACCCCTTGATAAAGGGATTGCATCAAAGATCCGATTTGATTGACAAGGTTATTATCTGCATCAATCCCAAATAGAAGTTTAAAAAGGGATTCACCTGATTTAGGATTGTTGCTTTCTTGAGCCTTGCGGGCTTCATCCCATTTTTTAGTAACCTCCTCTATAATAATCTTAACTTCATTGTAGTGTAGTTCCAGCTCATTTAATTGCCCCTCAAGCTGCTGGCGCATTACTTCCGTTCTCTCGTTTTCTTCTTGTTCGAAAAGATTACCTAGTCTTTCTTGAAGTTCCTCACGTAGGTTAGTTAGTCCTATTAATTCGATTTCCCTTGCTTTCAGTTGCTTTTGGAAGCTCTCCTGTTGAATTTCAAAGATTTCATCTTGAGCCTCCTTCTCGGAAATAACTTCATCTCTTAATCGTTTCTGAACTGATAAAATTTGAAGCTGGGTCAGTTGATCAAGTAGCTCAATCCTTTTTGAGACATGAGTGTCGAGCTGGTCGATATGAGCATCATAAAATTTGGTGGCTGCCTCCAGTATTTTTCTATTGTTCTCCTTTATGAGTTTTAACCGCTCTCTTTCGGCCTGCTCTTCGATAATGTTGAATTTGTTTCTTAACGTTGTTCGTGCCTCTTGTCTTTCTGTTTCCTTCCGGAATAGCTCACCTCGCAATTCCTCGAGTTCTAGCTCATCGCTTCGACTTGTATCATTAAGGCTGTTTTGTTCCTCTTTGAGTCTGATTTTAGCCTGGATGAGCTCTTTATCTAGCTTCAATACTTTATCATTGGCATCAATTGCCTTTAGTGCAGCATCCGCTCTTTCTTGCTCCGTCTTTTTAGTGTCCTCGGCAATGTCATTATACCTTTTAACGTCAGCAAGCAGTTTCTCTCTGAGTCTAGCGTTTCGTATTTCAATTTCCTCTATTTGAATCTGTAGTTGATGAATCCGATTCCCCGCTTCAATTGACTCGGCGATAAATTCTCCCGACTGCTCAAAAAAGTCCTGTAGTTTTTTAGTGCCTTCCTCTACTCCTGTACCAGCCTGTATAACCGAATCAGCCAATTCCAAAGCGTTGTCTTTTATACTCTTATTTACCTCGGCCAACTCCTTTTTGGCTTGAGTAGCATCAATGTTTTTTCCAATGATTGGGATATCTGCTAAAAGGGTTTTGGCTCGAAGCCCAAAGGACTTGAATACATTGGTGGTCAGGCTGAGGGCCGAGGTAAATAGTTTGGGAATTGCTTCAATTCGATTGATGATGTTTTCTTTAATAGCATTCCCAAAGTCAATTAAAGCTTGCTTTGGGTCACTGATAGCTTTTTTTAATTGGTCGAAAACACCTAAACCAACATTCTGAATCACACCAAATAGCCGCTGGAAGAACGCAGAGAGAGGCCTGAGTACAGAGTTTACACCGTCCATGCCCCTTTGAGTGGAAACTAGAGCCGCTAAAAGCGACCCAAGCAAGACGACAATAGCGCCTATACCTGTGGCCATCAATGCAATTCTCAATGCCTTTAAAGCGGTAATTTGACCTTTAGTAACACCCGTTGTTGCCTTAGTTGAAATTGCTAGCCCTTCCTGGGCAGCCGTCCCGCCTACTGCTGCCGTTGTTGCAGCATCTTGGGCAACTGCCTGACCAAATAGACTTTCTTTAACTACGATTAGAACATTGTTAATTTGTTGGTACTGACTTTGTACCTGACCGAGAGTAGGGCTTAACTGGCCGAGCTGAGAACCTAGAGAACCAAATGCGGAGGAATAATTCCCAACATTTCTTTGATATTGGCCCATTGAAGCGTCAATTCCTTTAAGCTCGGTATCAAGAGTGTCTATTTTCTGAAGTATCTCTTGACCTCGAGCTGAGTTCCGCTCCTCTTCGCTCATGTTGCGATATTGCTGACGAAGCTTATTGATTTGAGAGGATAGCTGATTATAGCTTCCTCCTTGCTGATCTAATAATTCGTTCTCGACATCGATTGACCGTTCAAGTTGTCTCTTAGAATCTCGAAGGGATTTCGTTTTGAGGTTTAGATCGGCGATATTTTGACCATATTCTTCCTCGGTCAAGGTTCCTTCCTTTACCTTTTTATTCAAATCAGAGCGCTGTTGCGCTATGGCCTTCAACTGAGATTCAACCTTACCTAGGTTGCTCACCTGCTCTTCGGTACCTAATACCTTTATCGAAAATCCAAATTCCTTATCAGCCATGGACATATAGTTTTGATGTGATTTGATCTACCAGTTGGCTGGCCCCTTGGTAGTCTGAATAGAGGGATAAAGTATAGGTGTAGATTCCAGGATCGGCTAGGGTTACATCAAAGATTTGGGTTTCATCAGTATTGATGGGAAGGCTAAAGGTTGGTCCAATATCCACATATGGAGGATCAAGGAATTCAAGAGTGACGTAGCAGTTAGAGGTTGAATAAATTCCAGACGAAAGACTCCTTACAAAAGCTGACAGTTCAAAGCTCTGCCCAGCATTAATTTGGGTGAAGTATCCATAACCACAGAGCCAGACAGGATGGGTGAAGCCATCGCTATAGAAATGCAAGGGCGCTAGGCCTTGGTAGTTGACACTATGCGGAATTACGTGGGCTACTATATTCGTGTTATCTCGAAGGGAGTCGTCTGCAATATCCCCACTGCCTACCGATTTTATAAGGGTTTGAAAACCATTGGGCGTGGTCTTGACGGTTACATTGTCCAAACTTTGATAGTGGTCAAATGCGATAGTCGCATACTCAGCAATTCTACCAATTTGCTCGAATCCTATGGAGTAGCCAATATCTACTGGGTTAGGAAATGAAGCTACTCTATCAATGAAAACACTGGAAATCATCACAAACTTATCCGAAAGAGATACTAGATCTGAATGCCCGGTAAGCACCACCGGAAAAACAGCATGAGGAAAGTCTTGGACAAATACTGATTTCGTGCTATTATCCCTAGTTGGGTCGAAATTTTCAATATCTATTAATCTGAGTTTCCCATGCTCATTAGAATGATATAGTTTTCTAAAGCCATTACTTTCATCCTCAGCAGTATTCTCTAGGTTTGCGATATCAAGCTTATTCCAACCAATGTAAGTGGTCAAATGCTTTTGTCGGGATGCGATTCGAGCCTTCAGGGCCGAATAGAACTTTGAGAGAAACCCTTCGGAATCGAGGCTTTCAAATTCTATGTCTTCAAAATTTAGGTTTAAAGTATCATCTGAAAAATGTATTTCTGGGATGCTCTCCGTTTGCTCGATGACATTTGGCCCAGGTTGGTAGGTATAGTCATTGTTGAACCTATAAAGGGTGTGCTTCTCCACGGATTTATTCCCGGAATAGTAGAAAAGGTTGTTGGTTGCTGAACCACTTAATACTAGTGAACCTTTGTAGTGTAATAAGGCATCTACGAGGTTGGATTTCTTGAAAAAGGATAAGCTTATTTCCTGTGTTTCCGTTGAACCCTCAGGGTTTTCAATTAGAGCACCATCTTCTGATCCATTGTATTTAAACCAAAGCTTCTTCGCTAACAAGGTGGTTATTTCTCTAACTTCAATCTGCTTGGATCCATCTATCCTTGAATCTAGATTTTCAGTAACGGTGGAATAGAAGTTCCCTTCAGGTTCTATAAATACTGTTTTGGTGCTTTCATTGGTAATGAATTGAAGGTTCCAGAGGATGGCACAATCAGATATAAAGGAAAGCTGAGAGATATCGGCTAGGTAGTATTTTGAAATATCAACCCATTCATAATTAGTCAAGTGAGTAAGTCCTGAAATCTTGAATATGGTGCTGTAAGGGTCGGCATTGTATTGACGTGCAGTAGCCGAACCATAATCATGGGCATAGGTGAGTCTGAAGGTGACTTCTTGACCCGTCTTTAGAAAAAGCTCCTCAAAGTCCACAGAAAGGACGGTGTCATTATCCAGGATTGTTTGTTTTTCAACATTCACCTGTTCTTGCAAGAACCCATCTACATAGAGGTAAACTGTGGTTATATCGGCAAGTATAGTCCCAGTCCCAAAGCGTAGTTCAAAACTAGCCTGGTAACCTCCATCTTCAGATACAACATATTTCTCATTGATGGTGTCGAAATGATCGCTCGTGTCCTTTAAGCCCGTGTTTATTAGCTCGCTAGAAACGGTTATTTCTGGATCATCTAAATCAAAGGTAAGTGGCACCTCTATTTCTTGAATGCCGGAACCTGCAGGCGTACTATGGCTTAAGGCATTTTCATTGCCTGCAACTGCATCTTTTTGACTCCAGTATGCATCATCTTTAGCTCGATACTCCGGGTGAAACCAAAACCGGCTGCAATAGTCCGAATCTATAAACTGTGAGACCACTTTAAACCCAGCATCTCGGAAGATTTCTTTGAAAATCCTTCGGACATTTAAAGCCAGGTTGAACTCATTGGGTCGCACACTATCATTTCTTTGAGCTTGAGGATGGGTGTATAGGAATACACTTTGACCTAGGTTGGATTGACTCCAGAGAATAGCCTCGGCACTCTGGTAGTGGTTGTAATTGGAGAGGTCAATTTCTGAGAGGAGCTTTTTGGGTAATATCTGGCTCCAGCTGTTTTGACCAACGATCAAGAAATGATATTCTACTGAATTACTTTTCCTAATGGTCTTAACGGGTTTGTATTGGCCTCGCAGAATGACGAGACCTTGATATTCAATATAAGCCTCGGTGCCTTCTTGAATATTAGATTCGGAGATTGCTAAATGAAGGTTTCCGAATAGCCTTCGGTTACTTCTAGATCCTGAGGCCTTTATCACGTTACTAACGCTGCTACTTCGATTTTGAAGGTTTTCGGCATCAGTAATTGCATGGTCACTTAGGAGTCTATCCAAAGTGTCCTCCACAAGATCAACTTGCAGGCCAGCGATATAGACAGTCGGTTTTGGCATTATTCGGTCACCCGAGTCTTAATGTTTGATATGTCAAATCCCTGTGGCAAAACAAGATGGCTCACCCAATCACCAAGGACCGGGGCTTTGGTTAGAGTGCTATCTTCGGCGTATTCACCTGGGGAGACCACCTCTTGGCGAGGCTCGGTCACAATGAAACGATCAAAGGGACCAAAGCTCCGCTCATATCCTTCCGGATAATTAGGGTAAACGGACTCACCGTCCCACATTAGTCCTTTAATATCCGCCTCCACGGCGACTTTTGTTCCTTTGAGTGTCGTTTTCGTGTAGTTCATGAGATTGAGGTTTTAAGTGGTTGCGGCGTTGATATCGCCCTCAGAGAGTGCTAGCGGTGCAAAGGCAGCTGCGTACAGATCAAGGCCCCACCCATTTATCATTTGAGCAAAGAGTTTCGTAATAGCGAGGGAGCCACCCATATCAACATTTAGAGCAATGGTTGAACCGGCAAGACTCACAGTTGCAAGGTTTCCATTGACAGAAATAGCCAACTTTTTACGAGTAGAAACATCTTGATACCCTCCTAAAAGTGTACCTCCTGAAATCCATGAGGCACTAGTTCCATTTATTGAGCAAACTAGCTCAAGAAGGTTTGCGTCTGCAACATCTCTAAATCTTATTAGTCGGGACCCATTGACCCCGGCATTAGGCGGTAGTTTAAAGTCAAGTAAGAAAGTAAAGGCGCTGGAATCTATAATCCCATTACTCACCAAATTATCAAAGGTGAATTGATTTGCGGAGCGGGTCACATTGTTGGGTATTGGACTAATCCCCTCATGCCCCGCTTGAATATCTCTTAAGGTGATATTGACCCCTTTATTGACATCACCATCAAAAGAAGTATTTAAACTTCCATCTAGCACACGCATTAAGAAGCGAATTGATGTTTGGCTTGCACCTGTTGTAATGGGTAGAAAAATTAGAAACTTACCGTTTCCTTGTTTAACTAGGCTAGCAGATCCGGAAGCTGTTTCGGCTTCAAAGTCGATATTAGTAATTGCCGAAGAGCCTAGGCCTTCTTGCAATCTGAAATTTCTCCCACCCACCGGCTCCACCTCGATTATCATGGTGTAGTCAGTTGAAGAGCTAAACCCGGAAAAGTCTTGAAAGGCAAAAAACTCCGAAGCCAAAGAGCCATCCTCTCGGATTTGAGTGGCGTTTGGGATAGTCACATTAACCTTAGAGGCCGCTGAAATATCAATGGGAGATGTGCAAAGGTTTTGACTTTGAGGCCGCATTTTTATAACCGGGCAGCCCCCTCCAATTGGAAAGTCCCAATCCGGCTCATTTTCGGACAGCTCTTGCAAAACCCCATCCTTATCGAATACAGTGGCCCCCGAAGCGGCCCCCACATTCGGGCGGGAAAATGAAGCCTCTAATATCCTGCCTTGGGGATTACCTGGGGTAGGTTTTTGGTAAAAAGCGAGTGCGCCAACCTTTGTTTGAAGATCGAGTATTGTTTGAAAGGCTTTTAAGCTCATGGCCAAAATGATTTAATGGTTTGATATCTACAGGAATTGTCCAGTGAAACGAATCCGGAGGCAGAGGCTAAGTCCTCTATTTGAAGGGTTTTAAACCATTCATTGCCATCTTGAAAGGCTTTAAGCGATTCATTTTGACAGCTTGAGTCCAGAACTTCGAAGCCTTGAATTCTTCCTAGATTTCGAGCATTTCTAGCAAGGAGTCCAACACTACTATGCCGGCTCTGAACTACGGCCTGCCTAATGGTTAAATGATTCATTACCAACCAAAGATTAAGTCACCAGCAAAAGTGATGTCGCTACCGTTCTGGTAAATGACATCTATGCGGTCTGAAATCCAAACATCCGTTTCTTGTATGATCAAATCCCTTTTAATGTTCGCGTCATCGCCGACATAGTGAACCTTTAAGGTTCCAGAGGATTTACTTTTGACCTTTCCACCATCTCTGTGCGGTGCTATAAAGTCACCCCCTGAGATATCAACATCCGAGGTTTGTGCTATTTCAAAGATGATGGGCTTTCCCAGGCTATTTTTAATTTTCATGACTATTCGATATTTCCAATTATTACATATTGATTCGATCCTAAGTGCCTTAGATAGAAGGCCGCTGGACTGGTTCTCACTAAATAAGAGTTGGCTTCAATAAATCCACCATCATCACCTTTGAGAAAAACCGTTGATTTGGCGGCAATTGTGATGGACCCAGCACCATTGTTCTCGCCAAATGCAATCCAATTTTCGGGTAAATCAGGTGGTATATCTAATTGAAGGTCTTCACTCGAATTATTTGCTAAAAGTTTAAGGTTGTCCGATTCGTTAAAATCTCTGTTCACCGTAAGGCTTAGGGTTTCATCCGAGAAGAAGTCCGATTGCTGGATGTATTCACCGCTGGAATTGGTGATATACTGTCGATAGCGGTTAAATCCTAGCCTAAGATTGTAATAGGCGTTTGCCTCAGGGCTCTCCGGTAAAGTGTCGACTTGAAAATGTTTTACTTCCGCCATTAGCTCCATAGATTATTCCATTCCACGCTACCGGGAGCAGCGGGAATTGAAGGTTGAACATTCAGTGAGTTTTGATTGAGTCGTTCTACATTCAATTGATAGTCTATTTGAACGTTGATTAGCCGGATGGACTTCTTAGGAAGTGAGGTATTCAAAACGGATACAGGGAGGTAGTTATAGGCACCATTATCTAAATGCACCAGATATACCACTGGGCTATCGACCAGGCTTGAAAGAAAGTCCAAAGTGTCTGAGTCTAGGAACTCCGAGGTTAACGAACCGGAAATGGCAGCCTCCATGCCTTCCAGGAATCTCTGACTGTAGGTCAAATCTGATTGCTGCTTCCTGCTATAAGTGCGAGCTGCTGCAAGGTCCTCCTCTTGCTTTGGGTTGAATGCATAGCTGTCCCACCCCCCTCTAGCGTTCAGCCACATCAAGGTAACGGGTGTGCAATTCTCATTTTCAATGGAAATATTCACCTCTGGGCCGATCTGAGTCGCACCATCCATGAATCTCAAGGTGTAGCTCTCATGCAAAGGAGAGGGGAGTAGTATGTAATGCTTCTTTGTCATGGAGAAACTGATAAATCAGGTAATGGGCTAACATGTGTTTCATCATATATGTAGCTTATCACAACCGGCTGAAAAGCCTTAACCTTAAGGTTTAAATCCCTATCCCCGAGGAACCTTCCGTCTCCAGCTTCAATTATGAAGTCAGAGGGAGTTGCAGTCTCGGTGGATTGAAAAAGGATATTCGAGCAGTGAAAGGAGGCGCTTTGAAGGCTATCGCTTTCGCTAAACAAACCATCGGCATCATAGATGAGCTCAATGAAGGCGACCCGGTATTCGATCATAGACCCAGTATCACCTATGACCTGCTCATGAGAACCTTGAGGGAAATTGATTTCGATAGCTGCATTCAGGGCCTGGTGAATGTAGCAGTCAAATGATCCGCTACTATTCTTATCAACGGTAATGTTGGCAAGCAATGTCCAGCTAGAATCAACCAAGTACTCAATGCGGCATTTGATTTTTAGCTCTGCATTAGTCTTATCAGAAGAAACGTTGAATAAAATCGGCTGGAACACTGAGCTTAAGCTATTCGGTGATGTGTTGATTGTTACGGCCATTATGCTGCAATTTCAGTGTCATAGAAAGCCCTCTGACTTTCTTCAATCATGTTATTGAAAAGGGTAGTCACATAGCTCCCAGCTGCTTCCCTTATCATGGCATCCAGTTCGGTCTCATTGGCATCTAGGGTGCCACTCATCCATCTAAGTTTATCTTGATTCCCATCGGTTGGTATTCCTTTTTGGTAGATCGAGGTTTGGATGGCGAAGGCGGTTTGCATTTCGCTCTTTCCCTCGAATGAAATCCCTTTTACCCTGATCCAATCTAGTAGCGCATCAATAGGAACTCGGGTTACGCCAGCGGCACGTCCGGTATCAACGAATTTGCCATAGTACAAGTAGGAACCTTTCAATTCAAAGCCGTTGGTTATCTCTGAAACAGCAACCTCAATGGAGTTACCAAGGTCAGAAGTAGCCACATGGCCTTGGCGCTCCAATTCATCTTGAAGCTTAAGCTTTAACCATCGCGCGATATGTCGAAGTGCAGACTCCATTAACAAGTTTTCTTAGCACGAATTTTATAGTTGAACTCCATCCAGATGGGGTCGTTGTTGGTCAAGTAGCCTTCGTTGAATTTGAATCTACCTGGCTTTTCTAAAAGGAAGAGATCGGAACTGTCTTCAATGGACTGGGCCAATAGCTTCTCGGTAGCTTGCAGGGCGGCCCAAACATCGTCCCTTTCTGAAGGGCTCATACGTTGGCCTGAAGAATTATTCTCTGCGATTAAGTAAAGTTTCACCTCATAGGTGGAGCTCCAGTCATCTGCCTTAAGATCTGGAATCTGTGCAGGGGGGGTGAATAGGAGGTAGGGGTAGGTTAAATCCGATTCTCCATTTTGCTCTTGAACCCAGCCATGTGTAAAAGCATTAATGCCCTCAGTTGCGAGGGCTAAAGTTTGAATGCTATTTCTAAATTCGACGATGTTCATTTTCCGTGTTCTGCTAACTGTTGTGCTCGGTGAATTGCGAGGGTGTTCATGAAGTCGTGAGCGTTGGCTTTTTGAACCTCAATGAGACTGCCAAGAGCGCCCGTTTTCGCCACTTCGACGATGCAGGCATACCAACCGTAGCTTTCCACTTTAAGCTTCTTAGCCGGTCCGCTTCCACCTGGAGAATAGAGAGTAGGGAGTGTTGTTGCAAAATGATTGTGGACTCGACCAACGAAAAAAAAACCTCCCAGACCACATCCATAGGCAAATCAAGGAATTCTTCGGATCTCCTTCCGGAAATTACTTCATCATAGGCCTCACCTTCCGGACGACAGATGATAGCAATGATCTTAGCAGCATTGGAAAGCTGACCTTCTTCCATCTTGGCAGCTGCAATCTGCAGGTCTGCAATTTCAGTGAATTCCAAGGCAGTTAGGGACACTCCTGGCTTGGTATAGCCAAAAAGCTCTGTAGAGGAGGGGAGTCGATAGGTAGTGCCTTTGTGCTTAAAGGAAGTGATCCCTTTACTCTCATAGGCAGGCCATACTATTAGACCTAGGACCAAAGGACTCAGGTAGTGATCATACACAACCTTTCGTTCCGTTGGCGACATACTGGCCAATGTGGGTTCGGATATGTCGGATAGAAGAGAGAGCATATCCCCGTAAAGGGCTGGAAGTTTCTTGAACTGGTCTTCTGGAGATATCTGTTTGATAAGCTCCTCTACCCGAGATTCATCAGGACTTTCCTTCAGCTTTTCATGGAATAAGTCCTTCACATATTCGGGTAGGCTGAATGCAATTTTGCTTAGCTCTAATGCCTCCCTTAAAGAAATGTCTTTCCACTCATCCTTGAGCTTGACCTTGGTATTATGGATTTTGAGATTAACCATTTACCTGACGACGCAAAGACTTGATTTGACGGTTTAACACCTTGTTCACGCCCACTAATGCTCGGAAGTTCTTTCCGTGCTTTCGTTTGTAGCTAATGGCGTCTTTGATTTCGTTTTGGGCTTTTTCAATGGCCTTAATGGCTGGTGAGACATGATTGTCTAGCCCATCAATGAATTTTGCCCGCTCCTGCTTGGCGTTTGATGCCATTTGATGGCTTATAGCATCCTTGAAGCGGGTTTCAGCTACATGATAGAGTCTTTGAAAATCCTCGAAATCTGCTGCAGCAAGCTCTTCCTTGGCATCTTGAAATAGCTTCTCCGCACGATCCTCCCGGAAAGCATTTACAATAGCTTCGATTGTGTTTTCTTCCTCTTCGGCTCTCAGGGCTTCGGAGTCACCTTCTCCTTCCTCTGACCCTTCTTCCGAACCCTCTTCCGAGTCGTAGTTTTCCTCGGTTGGTGGTGGAGTACTTCCTTGCTCTGGTGGCGTGGGAGCAGGCTCTTCGCGAACTTGTTTGATATCTCGATACAAAGTGCTGTCACTTAGCTCAAGGTTCAATTCATCTCTGAGGTATTCTTTAATTTCTTGATCCGATTTACCAGATTCAACAAGTGTGCGAATAAGATCTAATCGTTCTGACTTTTCCATATTAGCGGGTCATTATTAATCGTATAGATTACAAAGTAATCGAATAGATTTCATTTTTCTTCGTAAAAACTTGAAATTTTCCAATGGACTACCTTCGTATAAAACCAACCAGATGAAATACGAAATCTCCTTTGAAGGGTCCTTTGGTCTAGCGATAGAAAGGGCCGCTCAAATTCCTTATGACGCACTTGATAAAGATAATCCTGTACGAGTTTTTAGGAGAGCTAAAGAGATTCTGAATGAATTAGACCATGGTGGTTCCTATTATGTCCAGTTTTTTCCCTCTGCATTAAAATTTAACGCCCTACCTCGGGATTGTGAAGGTCTGACTAACATGGAGGTCATCAATATCACTAACATTTTGAATAGGATTAGGGATAAAATGGACTAGTTCTAATCATAAACTCCCCCAACTAGCAATACCTCGTTTAATCCTTAAGTCGAAATGAGCGCGCATTAACAATAGGTCCCGCCAATCTGGTGAGCGGCCAAGGTCTTTCTTTATCTCCTTTTTTGGTTTGAGATGGACCTTTCGGTCATCATCGGTTTTCCAGCTTTTTAGCTCGGATAGTTCCTCTCTGATTTCTTGCTTTTCCTCTTCAGTAAAAGGGGATTTCAACCAGAGTTGATGCGAATTGATTTTGTCTACTAGGAAGTAACCGCATTGAACTTGGTAGTTAGCATAATTGGGCTCTTCCTTGATGCCTTTTGACTTACGGTTAGTGTTCATCTTGACCTTAACCGGTTTTGCGTTATTGACAAAGCCTTCGATTCCGCAGTTATCCACTACACCGCCTCCGACACCATCTTGATCAGCAACACAGTTCTTTTTGGGAATTTGGAATTGCTTGCGATAGGAGTTGATCTGGATTTGGATATCCGTGGTTAGGGATAAATCAAAGCTTTTGGTGGCTACAACTGTCCAATCTTTCCAAACCGCAATTCTAGCCTTGTCGGACCCTAAACGTGCTACATCGCAAGTCAGGTAATGATCCTTTCCTTCATTATCTAGGTGGTCATTCTGAAATACAGCTTCAATATCATCAAAGGAGCAAAGGGCATCTGGACTATCATCATAATCCCAATTTCCCTTAAGTAGCCTTTCCTTTTTCGCCTTATCCTTGGTTCTTTGTAGCCTTTCCAAGTAACCTTTTTCCCGGAATGGATTATCCTGGACAAAAGCCTGGAGGAACTTCATCATTCTAGGAAGCTTCCCCTGCAAGGCGGGCTTGTAGAATTGCGAATACAGCCAATTCTTTTTTGGGTTACAGGTGATAAAGAGCTTCGCGGTTATTCCATAAAGATCATTGTAATGCCGCCCTATCCGAGTTCTTAAGGTATCGTAGGCCCCGAAGTCAATTTCCCCACCTTCTTCAATCCATCCACCGGTGTATTCAGTGGATCCAAGCCTTTCATACATGGGATCACGCGGTAGATATTTTAATTCGAGTAAATCGATTCGACTACCATTGGTGAATTGGATGAAGTTCTTTTGGCCATTATACTTGAAGGAATTGCACCCATAAGCCTTGGCGACCTTAAAGAAGGAAATGAGAGTAGATTCGGTTATCCTCTTTAACTCTTCACGTCCAATAAACCATCGTGTCTCAGGATAAAGTAGGCACATGAATAGTAGCCAGGTACAGCCAGTCCAGGACTTAGCCCCTCCGGCTGCTCCTCCGTAAAGAAACTCTTCAGTGACTGAATTAGTTAAGGTAAAGAGGGCTTGTTCTTGTTTTAGGTGACGTTTTCCATCTCTTACTGTGACAAAGGAGAATTCATTTCTTCGGAATAGCTCCTTTCTTAACTCAATAGGAGATAGGTTCTCTAATATATTAGCCACTTGCATTTAGTAGGTCTTGCAGAGTCTTTGTGCTGAGCTTAGCAGGATCAATCTCCCCCTGCCTTTGCTTGTTGTCAAGCTCATAAAAACCGATATGCCGGTTAATCATCTCAATGGCTCGTTCTTTGGAAACAAAGTGAAGCTCCACGACCTCTTCAGATATACCTTCACTTATAAATCGCTTGGTATGCTTGAACTTGGTGATCAGCTGGCGCACCTCGAGAGGCAGTTCCTTGATTTGGGAGGGGGAGAGGTTGATAGTTTCAGTAATGTCACTTTCCACCCAGGACTTCAATCGCTTAAGAACATCTTGATGCGAATACTCGATTTGTTGAGCGGCTTTAGCTTTAAGCACTGAAATGCGGGAAGCAATATGCTCCTTTCCTAGGACTTCATTCCCAATTTGCCTTGCGTTTTTCTCTGAATAGCCCGCACGAATCGCTGCCTGAGTGGCATTGAGGTCTACCATGTATTCCTGGCAGAAGCGAGATTCTTTGCTGGTGAAATGATTCTGGGCTTTGTCACTCATAAGAAAAAAGGAGGGAGGTCTTAGCCGTCCCTCCAGACCTGATTATGATAAAAGGTAAATGTAATAAAATATATTACAATTACTATTGAAGTTAAATGTACATGAATGGAAGATTCCTATTTTTTCAGCATTATCTTGGAAACAGGTGCAGTATTGGTTAGGGTGATTACGAAGTAGTAAAGCCCAGCCGGGAGATCTTCCACAGGTAAGGAAGAAGTATACGGATACTTGAACTCTTTGATTAACTGTCCACCCGTATTGTAAATGGAAACCCCTTCTAAATTGGAAGGGTCTTCAAGGTTAAAAAACACTTGGTTTTCAAAGGGGTTTGGATAGAGGCTAATTGGATTCGTAAATAATTCTTGAGATTCAACTTTCAAAGGGCTTATTCCATCTTTATTAAAGTTAACATAGCCAATAGCAGCAGCAAACCCAGTTCTAGATGAGCGGAAGGCCACAGTGGCGGTGGAATCTGGTCTTAAAGTAAAATAGGATTGGCCACTGTATTGAGCTAAATCGCTTCTAGAATTGAAGGCTCTTAAATTAAATGCTTCGGTACTATTAATCAGATCTCCCGAAGCATTATAAAATTGAAACCTTCTACCGCCTTGTGATTCTGGTCGACCATTATGCAGGCCGTCCCTGTTAATATCCGAATCAATAACATAGGATCCATCAAAACCACGCACTAATCTTATTCTAGGTTCCGTCCAAGTGCTATCTACACCTTTAGTTGCTGGTAGAATGAGGTCCTCACTAATTATAGTGTCCGAATTGAAATTGAACATGCGGATGGAAGCATTCACAATTGAATCTCCCAATTGGTGATTTAGGTCATAAGAAATATAGAAAGGCTGTTCAAGCCCTCTTTGAATGCCTACTGGCCCGAAACGGGGGAATTCGAAATCATCTGTTATACAGGCACATGATTTTTCATATTTGGCATGGACCAAATTAAGGTCCCCATTTGGTTTTGGAACAAATCCCCTGAAATATTGAATCGAATCATTTCCAGCGATCCTGGAGATTTCAAAAACGGAGTCGAGTTGACTATAAGATCCAACCAGCTTACTCATCGAATCAGCACTAAAGGTATTTAGAACTGCCCCAGTATTCTTGTCTAGAAAAACGTAGTCTCCCGTAGTACTTGATCGACAAAAAATGTCTGAGTAAGTGTCTTCGTAGTCACTCACGCAGTCGACTAAGCGGAAGTTCTTCTTGGACCACTGTACATTTTTTGTTTTTAGATTCACGCATTCAATAATCTCCTCCTGCTGCCAACGAGTATAAAAGGTGTGAATCGCAAGGTGGTCTGAAGTGAAAAGAAATTGGTCATCGATACTTTTATCTTTATCTTCAATCGTTGGGGTTATATAGTAATCAAGTAGTTGCCCATCTTTCCCATGGAGTACAACATAGTTCCTTTTGTTCTTGGCTGCTCCATATTGATAATTTACCATCCCAAAAATAGAGTCCTGACTAACCTTAAATCCAGTAAAGCTTATTCGGTCAATTAGGCTTGGGGTATTGGGAATATCGGGAAGATAAGTAAGCCAGCCCTGGGCAGAAAGCCCAAAGCTGGATAATAAAAAAAATATTATTACTGAGACTAACCTCATGATTTGATCAGTTTATATGCTTGTTCATCAACCTTCACGATGTAGGTGCCAGGTGCTAAAGACTCAATGTTGATTTCGATTTGATTAGCGTTTGCCTGCGTTGAATATACAATTCTTCCATTTAAATCAAATACGGTGATATTTGGGTATTCTCCTTTGTTAAAGCGCGTACCAAAATCCACTTGGAATCTTTCCGTAGCTGGGTTGGGGAATATTGAAATCTGATTTTGAGAATTCTCAGTTTCCACATTTATTACATGTGATCCAGTTCCATTACAAAAGGATGGCATTTTGAATTCCATGACGAAAGTGGAGATGCTTATGGATGTACTACCTTTCGGAATGGCCATCACTATATTGAGTACAACTCAGATCACCCAACAATTATTGGTGTATCCTAATCCTCCTGATTAGTCAACTGAACTCCCAAGGAACTGGTTTAGCCGTGCCTTGGGAGTTCCTTATAATAGTTTTAATATGGATTTCTCGAATCAATCTATAAATCCTGCAATTGTGCTTAGTGAGAACAAATCGGTTAAAATAGAATCGACTTTCGCTACTGTAGTATATCCTCCTTCAACACTTTACAACGTTCAGGGAAGTACTTACGATCCTAAGCACATTCCTGGAGCTTCAGGGTATTCTTGGAAGCAGCTACTGATCTATTATGGAATTGGTGTTCCTGGGAATGCTGATGATTGTTGCTTTGCTATATCCCCTCCAGCTCCGGGTGGTTCCACCCATCCTCAATTTTTAGTTGGTGGACACATGACCACCAGTAGTAATGGCGTAGTTCCGGTTGGGGGTATTTGTTATTTAATGCCACTATGCAAGTGGCATAATAGCACGAACAGGGATGGTATCCCTTTCACTCCATTGCATAAACCAATACTGGAGCTATATGGATACATGCAAGCTGAGCCTGCTGCCTTATTTAAAATGCGTTTACCCAGCGAAGAGCGCTTTGCAGTTATCAGAATTAAGGATGGCTCTTGGATTTCAGAGAACCTTTCTGAAAATAGTATGAATCTATTCGAAGCTAGGTCAAAGAACAAGGCCGCAGATGCTGATGATCACTATTTCTTATTTGAAAGGGATAAAGAAGATAATTCTTTGACTCTAGTTAACCAGGGAGGGGTAAAGGACTTATCAGAATTGTAATCTCTTCTTTGTAAAGCCTTGTTTTTTGGTGTTATAATTTCTTGTGTCAATGGGTTTAAGTCACTGATTTACAAAAATTAATATTCACTTTATTTCTAGTAAAAGGAAATGGCGACTAACCAGTTCTTGATGAAAATGAAAGTTAATTAATCGGCTAACCAACTTGTTGTGAGTGGATTTAAAATAAGTGGATTTTAATTTTATTAAATTGCAATAATTAGAAGTCAGAAAAAAAATTAAGACCTGAGATTTGAAGGATTTATTGTTGGAGAGCCTTAATGCTGGAAGTTGGGAATGGGATATTCAAACCGGCGATGAAGAGTGGAGCGATCTATTTTATGAGATCCTTGGTTACAGTAGGGGGGATTTAAAACCTACCTATGAGACCTTCATTAATTTCTTGGTAGAGCCTTCTCATAAAAATATGGTTGAATCTGCAGTGGAAGACCATTTGAATAAGAAGACTCCGTATGACGTAAAGATTCTGATGCTAACCAAAACGGAAGGTTATCAATGGTTTAGGTCGATTGGAAAGGCCCTTTTTGAGGATGGAAACCCAGTTTATATGATTGGAGCTTATTAAAAATCCATAGCGAAATGGAATCTGAACTCAAAAATACTCAGCTTTCGCTTTTGATGGATGAAATGGCGGATATGGCAAATATAGGCGCCTGGGAGGTGGACCTTAGAGTGAACAAGCCAATATGGTCGAAGGAAGTCTATAAAATACACGAAGTTGAATATGGGACGGAAGTCGGAATGGACCAAGCTTTCTCATTCTACACAACAGAGAGTCAAGAATTGCTTCAGGCAAAATTCAGTAATACAATAACCACAGGGGAGCCCTATGACCTTGAGCTTGAAATTATAACGGCCAAGGGCAACCGTAAATGGGTCAGATCTATTTGTCGCCCAATTATTGGAGAGAATAGCGTTATTCATTTACTAAGAGGGTCATTCCAGGACATCACAAGGCAGGTAGAGGAAAAGGACCTTAAGAGTAAAGCCCAGGCGCTGATTGAGGATCAGAATAGTCGATTGGTCAATTTTGCGCATATCATTTCTCATAACTTGAGAAGCCATGTTGGCAATTTGAAAATGTTAACCAATCTTATCAAGGATCCTGAAATCACAGATCAAAATTTTAAGCTCGACTTAATTGACAATGTTGAGACCGTCACAGAGAATCTGGATACCACTTTAAGTGATTTGAATGAAGCCGTCAAGATTCAAACGACCATTCATCATCAGAGGGAACTTGTTAACCTAGAGCTAATATTAATTTCCGTTGAGCAAATTCTTTCTAGGTCGTTGCTTGAAAAATCTGCTAAAATTTCTACTGATTTTAAAGTGGCGGATGTTAATTATGTCGGTCAATATTTGGAGAGCATCTTTCTTAATTTAATCAGCAATTCATTAAAGTATTCTCATCCTGATCGTGCCCCTCAAGTAAAAATATCGAGCGGAAAAACTGAAGCAGGGGAGGTCTATTTGCAGTTTGAAGACAATGGTGTAGGAATTGATTTAGAGCTTAATAAGGACAAAGTATTTGGACTTTATAAAACCTTCCATAAGAACAAGGATTCAAGGGGAGTTGGTCTTTTCCTTGTGAAGAGCCAGATTGAAACATTGGGGGGAACAATAACGGTGGAAAGTGAGGTGAATCGGGGAACCACATTTAAAATTATCCTCAATGTCAAGAAAGGCTGAGTTTGCATTCATAATCGATGATGACAATCTTTTTACGACCATGTTAACCAGGTTGATAAAGATTAAAAATGCTTGTCAAAAACTGATGATTTTTGAGAATGGCAAAATTGCGATTGAATATCTGGAGAAAACAATTAACAGCGGTGTTGAACTTCCGGAGGTTATAATTTTGGATATCAATATGCCTGTTATGGATGGGTTTCAGTTTATGGAGAATTTTGTGGCCCTTAAAAATGATAACTTGAAGGACATAACTATTTACATGGTTACAAGTTCTATTGACGCCAGAGATCGAGAGCGTGCAAAGGAATTTAATGAGATTCATGATTTTATCGTTAAGCCGATAACAGCGGATCAAATTGACACCCTTTTTCAGGTTCCAGCATAAGACTGGTTTAGTCTATTGTTGAGAGCGGGGTTTCTCTTGTGATTAGTAAATTTCGTTATTCAAAAGAAAAAGACTTATTTGTCAAGTTTTGCCTAGTCCAAATAATCATTTTCAGGTCCTATGCTGAACGGAAAGTCGTCTTGTGATACTGGGAATTGGTTTGAGCCGTTGAAGTCGTCTAAGTCGCTGAAAAGAGCATATTCTTTCTCGAATCTCACACGGCTGCGAATCAGTCCACCGTTTCTGTTTTTGGCAACAATGTATTCGGCTTGACCTTGGGTGTTTGCGTCCAGGTAGTCTTCACCCCAGTGGAGGATGTCATAGTATTCCGGACGGTAAAGGAACATCACCATGTCGGCATCTTGTTCTAGGGCACCTGATTCTCGCAGATGGGAAAGGCCTGGTCTTTTGTGGCCTCCTTGAGACTCGATGGATCTGTTGAGCTGGGAAAGGGCAATTATTGGGATGTCTAGTTCCTTTGCGATAAGCTTAAGGCCTCGGGAGATTTTAGATATTTCTTGCTCACGATTCCCGGAGCGTCCTTTGGAGCCCATGAGCTGGAGGTAGTCAATGATTATCAGTTGAATGTTGTGACTGGACTTGAGCTGCTTGGCTTTGATTTTTAAGTCTTCGATGGTGATTCTTGGAGTGTCATCGATGATGAAGGGAAGCTTTTTGAGGCTTTCGGATTCCTTGGCTACTCGATGGGCCTCTTCTTCCGTTAGACCGGTCAGGTTGAATTTAGAGCCTGGGGTTTTGGATTCCGAGGAAATTATTCTCGCTGCTATTTGGTCCTTGCTCATCTCCAGGTTGAACAGAGCTGAGGGGTAGCCGAGACGAGCGGCATGGGTTCCGAGCTTCATGGCGAATGCCGTTTTCCCCATGGCAGGACGAGCGGCTAAGATGATGAATTCGCTTTTTCTAAAACCTCCAACGTTTGCATTGAATTTCTCAAAGGGGGTGGGGATTCCCGGTTTGATTTCTCCCTTTCCAATCTTCACTGCCTTTTGAATCTGTGGGTCGATTAGTTCAGCGAGGAGGGATTCTTCCGATTTTACGGTGAGTTCACTGACTTGCTCGATTTGGGTGTAGGTTTGGTCAATGAGCTCGAAGATGTCCGTGGTATCGTCGAAGCTTTTGTCGATGATTTCGGATCCTACTCGGATGAATTCTCGGGCGGTGTACTTCTGAAGTAGGATTTTGGCATGGTAATCCGTATGTGCTGAAGAGGAAACTTTGTTGGTGAGCTCGATGATGTAAGCTGGCCCACCGGCTTGTTCAAGCAGAGCGTTTTCCTTCAGGTGGTTGCTAACGGTGAGCAAATCAATCTGCTTGCTTTCGTGGAAAAGCTCGTGAATGCCTTTGAAGATGATCTGGTGCTGCGAATTGTAGAACACTTCAGGCCTTAGCTGCCCAAGCATGTCATCAATGACCTTGCTGTCGATTAGCATTGCTCCTAGCACTGCTTCTTCGAAGGGAACGGCTTGCGGCGGTATTCTACCTTGGTCCAGGGGTACCGCAATGGGTTGTGAATCGGTTTTTTTCATCAGACGGTTCGAATGCTGGAGGTTGTTGTTTGCGTTGCTTGGGGCTTTTCCTTCTTCTGAATTTCTATCCAGTTTCTAGCGAAGGTTCGTAACCTAGCGATGAGCTTTTTGGGTTCAAAGGGGATTTCTTCGAAGTCAACTTTGTCGTTGAAGGAATCGATGAATCTGGGTAGGTCTCGAATTTGTTTTTTGAAGGGAATGGAGAATTCCTGTTCGAGTCTGAGTTTAGACTTGTTTTCTAAAAATTGAAAAGCGCGCGTATTTACACTCTCTTTTACATTAACATTTACACTATCACTTACACTAACTCTTACAGTTGACGTTCGTGAGTTTTCGTTGACGACTGTTGGCTTTTGTTTCTTTTCGTTAACGAGCGTTGATTTTCCCTTACGGGACGCGGCACTCGCCTTGCCTGCCTCGCTTCGTTGACGACGTAAATTGTCCCATTTGTCGAGATCCCTCTTTAGGGTAGTTTTGATTTGAGCGAATAATGCTCGTACCAATAAACTGTCCGTTTCTGGGTTTTCATCGTTCACATATCGGAAAATATGCTTGATGAGTTTACCCGCATCTTCATCTGGGAGCTCTTCAAACATCTCCTTCCAATCGGTATACGCAACAAATGACTTTTTTCCTTTCATCGAGGATTATGCGCTTTTACTTGAATTACTAAATAGGTTGACTTGCTCTGGCTCTTCCGGAGCGGTCAACTCTTGAAGTGAGTTTGCGAAATGCATCTTTCCGTCCTCAGTCTTGAATCGGTACATCCGTTTTTTCTTGTCGAACCCTTGGAATACGGCTCGCTGACCTTGGTAAATAATTGGAATTTTCATTGAGGAAAATGACTTAACTTTGCCGCAGTTTGTAAGTTGTTGGAGAGGCCGCTGGCCTCGCTGTTAGCGGCCTCTCCTCAATGATTTTAGGACTATCTCCAGATTGATTTAAATAGCTCCCAAGCAAACACTTGCCTGGTCTTTTCAATAGCTTCTTCATCGGTTTGAAAGTACATGGCTGACCAAGGGTTATTCTCCTTGGATATTAGAGGTTTCCATTGCCAAAGAACTTTTCTTTCCACCAGCCACCCTTGCTGTGTCTTGCGGACTCTTACTTTTAAATTGATGAGTTGACTCATGTTGATTTTTTTGAGGGTTTCGTTTGATTTGAATGATATCATCGGAGTTCAGATTAGTCCAGATTTCTCTGTTGTCCCAATCCATGGCCTGGAATTGGTCTTGTCCTTGAGGGGATACCCAGGTTACCTGAACTTTGGTGTCCCTATCATAGACTAGGACCACCCAGTCTCCTTCTTCGATATCGTTAATAGTGTAGATCAAATCCCAAGGTTGTTTTCAGGATCAAAGAAGTCTTCGTCGTCTTGCTTCGATACCAAATGAAGACCAAGGAACATTCCAGAAACACCCAAGGCTAGAGCTCCGAAGAGGAGTCCTAAGCGCATAGCCAGCTGCAGGGTTTCTGATTCTACTAGGAAAATGTGGAAATAGTTCATGCTGCGAATTCTTCAGGGTTGATGCTTTTTGAAAGACCATTTAAGTGAGCTCTAGCATTTCCAATTTGGTCATATAATGCCTCGAGCATTTCGGGGCTGCGTTGAGTGTGGAAAATCTTCACCCTGAGGTCAGCAGGTATTTCCGTGAAGTCTTCAAACCATTCCAAATGGACATTTGCGGAGAGTTGACAGTAGTTTTCCAGACCATCTCTTGTGAAGATATGATTACCTACAAGCTCTACCACAAGTGGAATATTCTCTTCTCGAATAGATCCGTCAAAAGTGAGTAGGTCTGTCTTCCATCCAAGTCTTCTGATTTCATCATCAATGAGTGGAGCAGGGGTGTCCACCAGACAGTAGATGAGCTCAGCTTCATCCATATCCCAGAGGTCCATATATCCTTGCAATTGCCATTCATAATCTGAATTGGTGATACCAACCTCATACAATGGGAAGGTGCTTAGACTCCATGATGATTTCAGGTCCCGAATCTTTTTAAAGGCATTGTCCGCAGTTCCTTTGATGAATTGGTTTTGGCGATGCTCCTTATTCTTGAAAATGGGACGTCCGGTTACTTCGCTATACAGGGAGGCGGATAAATGTTCGACTTGAAGGCCTTTGTCCAAATACTTGGCGGCAATATGATTCGTGCGACCAAGGGCTTCATGCTGATGAATCTCATTTAGGTAGGTCTTGGAGGTGCTCGAAAGCTCTGGCTTGGCACTTCGTTTGGCACCCAAGTCAAAGAAGGTCTGCTCTTGCTTTTCAGTCAGGGCCCGTCCTTCTCCTTGAAACCTTTTCATGAGGTCTTGGAAGGTCTCTTCTTGCTTCGGGGTAAGGCCCACTTTTACGCCGGTCATTAATTTACCTAAGGCATGGCATCTGAATAGATAGTCGGTGAAGTCAGTTCTCATGATGTTTTAGTTTTAAGAGATTCTTTTTTCTGCTCAAGCTCATTTCGCACTGAATCCGGCATATCGGGATAGCCTTCTTCTATCATTTCGAGGTCATCAATGGATTCTGCTTTATGAATGAATTCAAGAGCTCTATCGTTTTCCTCTGATGCTTCCTGAGCTTCAATGTCTACGGTGTTGTCAGGGTAGTTGTAATCTCCCTCTGAGGGTTGAGTAGATTGATCCGCATTCTGAGCGGTTTGCATTTCAATACTCAGAATGCCCCATTTCGATAGAGTGTTTTTCAAGACTGTTTTCTTCGCCATGGCGTCGAACTGGTCTTTATCACTCCAAGGAGAATGTCCCCTTCCATAAGACTGGGAGTACTTTTTGGCGTGCTTAATGACTTTGTCCTTAGACCAATAGCAGGTTTTTTCAAAGCCGTTGTTTAATCTGAAGTAGGCGGCATATCCAACGATATTTCCGTCACCATCCATGGTGAAGTCAGCATCTAATTCTTCCGTCATGGCGTTGAAGGATTTGAATTGATTGCCGTGAATCTCTACCACATTAATGCTTTGATATTGTCCAGTGCGTTGAGCTAACTGCACATATCCCTTCCATCCCATTTGGAATTGAGCCTGTCCTTTGTAGGGGACAATCCATGCGTAGCCAAGATTCTGATTAATTGGAAGATCTAAAGCTGCAGCTGTAGCAGCTGCCGTCATTACCGTTTGAGGGTCGGCCTTGGACAGAATCTTATTGCTATTTACTACTTGGAGAACCGAGGTGATAAAACCGGGTGCTTTCTTGCCTAGCAGCTCTTGAAATCGCTTTTGGATGCTGTCTTTCTGAAAGAGGCCTTTTATGGTAAGTGGACCACTTTGGCCTTTGGTTGCTAATTCGTTGTTCATGTTTAAGGGTTTTCGATATAAACAGTTGAGTTAAGGTGCTCGACAATTAGAGATTCAAGCACTTTGATTTGGTTCTTGGTGAAGTTGAAGGGCTCCCAGTTTTCGGAAATCTCAGTAATCTTAATGCCCCAGCTCACAGCGTTGATTTCTGTGAAATATTCATGGTTGTGATACTGATCACTTCCTCCGGCACGTCGTGTGGCCGAGAAGGCTACATCATATTCCAAGTCGATGAAAAGACCATCGGTATTCAGTTCAAACTCCAAAGCTCCATTTGGATAGGTGATATTCAGGGTTGGCAGCTGCTTGTTGTATTCGGGATCCTTTAAGGCACTTTCCAAGATACTTCTAACCCTATGAAAGTCTTTTAATTGAATAGCGATGGATGTCGAAGGATTGATGGTCATAGCTTTCGATTTACGGAGTGTTTCTTCTTTCTCTTCTTTTGGCGATAAAATGATTGGTCTTCTCAATTACCTGGTTGCGTTTAGTGGAACTAGCAGGCGCACCACTGCCCGCTAGCTCCTTCTCCAGCACTGCCAAAGTGTTGTTCATGGACTCGTTTTGAGCTTTAATTCGGTCATTTTGAGCTCTTAGGATTTTCAGTTGTTTAATGATGCTGGCCTTGGTCATGATTCAATGAGGTTTTTCATATAGCCTTCTGCGTCATGTGCCTGTTTCTCAGCCTTCCTGCAGTTCTCAATAGCAATGCGAACCAGGGCTACCAATGCGGGATAGGTGTTGTCGGTTACATTGCGCCTTCTGCTGACAATAGCATGAAGAGTTTCTCCGCTTATGCCCATTCTTTGCCCAAGTTCTTGCCGGTCGGTCATGGAGGTGAATTGGCGCAGATAGTTAGAGAGGTCACTGCCAATAATGGCTCCAATGGTTTTATCTTTTACTTCGGAGCTCATGCTTCATTTCTGGTTTTAATTCTGGTGATTCTAGTTGTGGTAGGTCGGCGTAAATCTAATTGTGGGGTTTCAAGAGTTGCATGGGCCTGCACACTCAAGAAGAAAAGAGCGATGAAGAATTTCTTCGGATCGGGAAGGGATAAGATGAATAGCCGAGCAACATCCACTGCACTGCGAGCTCCAATCTTCTTTCTGATGTTTCGGGTATGATTATGAACCGTGGCAGGGCTGATGTGAAGCCTTGCCGAGATTTCATCTTCGCTGAAGCCTTTTGCAACATGTGCAGAAATCTCCTTCTGCCTCCTTGTGAGATCTAGCTGGCAAGATTCAATCAGTTCATTCATGGTATTTAGGTGTCAATTAGATTAGAAAGTAATCTGATATGTTACTTGGTTTCGTTACTTTGTCCTAGTTGTTGGTACAAATATAGCAACAAAAGTGCAACAGTTGCGTCAAAGTTTACCACATTTTTGCAATAAAAGTGTAATAAGTTGAAGGTCAGTGCGGAAGAAATAAGAAATATTAGGTTCAGGCTTAACCTTAATCAAGATAAATTTGCTGAGTTGCTGGGGGTGAGTAAGCGCTCTGTAGTAAACTATGAAAGCGGTGATACAACGCCAAGAGCTGATATTATCATGCGAATTCTTGATGTTGCTAAGGAGGCCCGGAACAGGGAAATGGCATTAAGAAGGCAACTTCATGGCATTAGTGAAGAAAAAGTGCAGGTAGTGAAAGAACCCGACGCGCACTGGGCTGGAGTGCCTAATACGATGATGGTCCCAATGATCTCTCACCGCGCTCAAGCAGGATTCTTAGCTGGATGGGCTGATGAAACTACAACCTTGGAGGACTATCCAAAGATTCCGTGGGAGGTAGATCGCGAATACAAAGGCAAATACGTCTGTTTTGAGGTTACGGGAGATAGTATGAATAATGGGAGCCTTGAATCACTTATAGACGGAGATGTGATTTTATGCCGAGAGGTGATGCAGCAACATTGGACTAACAAGCTCCACATCAATCAATGGGATTTTGTAATCGCTCATAAAGAGCGTGGAATAGTTGTAAAGCGCATTATTGAGCATGAGGTTGAAACCGGAAGGCTAGTTCTGCATAGTCTCAATGATATGTACGACGACTATGAAGTTTACTTGCAGGATTGTATCGCGATTTTCAATGTAGTCGATGTTAAACGATCTAGACGTCGCTAGCATGTTTACCGATAAGAAAATGCTAGAACTCATAGGAATCCTTAAGGGTTCCGGGAAAATTCGGTTTGAAAAGGAGTTTTGCAACGCCATTGGCTTAAAGCAACAGAACCTCAGTCGAGTTCGAAAAGGAGAGCGGCATTTTACCCCTGAACAGATAAGGCTCGCATGCAAGGAGTACGGTGTAGATGCCAATTGGATAGTTGGGGAGGAAGAAAATACGTTTAGAAAGAAAAAGGTTTAAGTGGTAATAAGGAGCGATGAGGAATATATCACTTGACGAAGCGTTAAGGCTTCCTGTCGGGCAAAGGGACCATTTAGATATCCGACAAAAATCCAATCATGAGGGGCCTCTCATTCTTTCCGGATTTAAGCGGTGCAGAGTAATACTAGGGGGTGAAATCTCAGGAGATATAACCGTAATTGATTCAAGACTTGAGCAAATAATTCTTGATGGGTTAATGGTTCATGGATCATTTTCCATACGTGAGCGATGTGATGTTGACCACTTTATTATCAATGAAGTGATTCTTTCTGACCACCTATACTTAATGGGGCTTAGTTTCCCTTTGAATTCCAGTATATCTATATCCTCCCTCAAGGCTGAATCGATAGGTTTAACTCTAGGTACTCACTTCCAGGCAGAGATATCCATATATAATTTGGAGGTCCAAAAGCCCTTGGATATTATCAGGGTTCAGTTTAAAAATAGGCTTGACCTAGGGGGTTCCTCATTTCAGTTTCCTGTCCTTTTTGAAGATTGCGGATTTGAGAGAAAGGTCAGATTTGAGAATTTAATTTTTTCGGAAAACCTCTTGTTAGAAGAATGTTCATTTGAAGAGTCCTTTGAAATGGATTCTTTAAGTTTTAAGAAAGGTATTAACATTAGTTCGAGCCTATTCAAGTCCGGGTTGGTATCAAGAGGTGTTGAACTGAGTTTCTTCAAGGTCGATCTCGATAATGATTTTCTAGAATTTGGAAGAGATATAACCCCAACAGATAGAATTAGCACTTATAGAAAATTAAAGGGTTTTGCGTTAGAAAATCAGAATTACACGGAGTATTCTCTTTACCGATCTCTAGAGTATAGAAACAGAATAAGTGATTTAACAAGTCTAATCTTTAAGAACGGTGGTGTATCACTCTGGAAAAAAGCGAATTACTTCCAAGATTTGATCGTACACCTTTTAAATTGGAGCAGTAACGGTTTTGGAACCTCACCTGGTCGAGCCCTCCTATTTACCTTAATTTGTACCCTCATTGGCTTCTATGGGGTTGCAGAAGCAGGGACCTCAGGTGGTCCTTTACAATCCTTTAATATTATGTGGGAACATCCGGAGGTCTTTCTAAAAATGCTCAATCCTGTTCATCGCCTCAACATTTACGAAGTAATATCCGGAGAAATCACTGACAGGTTTTGGGTGGTGTTTTGGGACCTTTTCTGCCGCATCTTTGTAGGTTATGGCTACTATCAGTTTGTCCAGGCGTTTAGGAGGTTTAAATAGAGGGATTTCCTTGAGAAAAAGGGGGATTTCCCTCATCGAATGGAAGGAATTGAACTTTACTTTTGATCTTTTCGGAGTTTCAGGGTAAAGATTTTTTTCATTCCAATTTCGTTGTTTTCCCTTCAGTTGAATACATTCTTCTAAAGCAAAAAAATACCTCATTTCATATGAAAAGCACCATCGGACTTAGAGCACACCCAAAATTTGTCGCGTTTTGCGTAATTCAAAGTAAGGGTGATGTAATTGAAATCAGGCTGATTGATAGGGTGAATATCCCTAAAGCCCTTAAAAGACCGGAGCAATTGAAGTATTTACGAAATACTTTTTCCGACATTATCAATGAAAACAATGTTCAGTACGCCTGTATTAGGGTGACGGAGTCTGCAGCCCAAACCACAAATGTCTCGCGACTATATATAGAGGGTGTAATGCAGGAGTTGATAGCTAGTTCCACCATCGTCTCTTACTATATAGGCCAAATCGCAAGTATAAGTGCAAAGCTTGGAATTGAGCGCGAAAACTTTAAGACTCTTGCGGGAGGTTCTATGATTTTCAAGGATATTGAATCTTGGAAAAAATACAAGATAGAGGAAAGGGAAAGTATAATGGCCGCTTTTAGCGCTTTAAAAATTAAATAA